CGAGCAAAGGCTCGTGTGTTACCCGTTTCCAGATGCATCGCCTTTTCGTTAGCTTCTTTAGTAGTATAGATGGTTGGTACACCAGATGTTTTGCCTATTGCATGTTGAAACATGATGAAGAGATTCTTGCCCGTATCAGTAGTCTTACCATACCCTTGATCAGCAAATGCACCTTGAACAGATTCTTCAGAACCGTCAATGATTCCCTTTTCATACATGGTCTTTACTACCGTGACGACATCGCCCAGTGTGCGAGTATTCTTAGGTATTTCTTTTTCGTCTGCTTGGTTCTCTGTAGACATGTAGGTTAGTTCCCAGTACTCAGCAGACTTTTCATCCGTATCGAAAAATTCTACTACAGCGCAGTAGAATTCCGTGGCACCAGCTTCTACGTGGCCACCATGACGGTGACCCCCAGTAACTAAACGATATTTATCGCCTTCCTTTACAACTACAGGCGGTTCATAGTACTCAGGACAATAATCACCAGTTAAAATTAAATTCTTATAACCGTTTACTTTCTTGATGTTCAACCCTTTCTCACGTGCATAGTTTTTATTATGTTTTGTGGAAATGATTTTGGACATAGGTAAACGACCAATTGATATTACTCGCATACCTTTTGCTTTTGGTTCACGTACTTTTACTGTGTTTGTCATAGCTTACGCTCCTATTATTGACATTTGAAATTAAAATGTAAGTTTGCTTACGCATCTATTAACTTACTATACTAGTATACGGGATTGTGGGGGTATTGGCAAATAAATTAATTGTAAAATTTATCGAATAATATCAATGTCATCTGCGTTTGTATTCCAAGTTTCTAAAACAGTACGCAGACGATTATCCTGTTTTAGATTGTCGTATCGTTTACTGGCGTTTTTCTTCCACCACTCAACAACACCGTCAAAACTATACCTATCATAGTTGTCTTTCTTGATCAGTGTATCCGTTTCAAGATTAAGATACTCTTTTACATTCTCATAACCATAGTCACTCATGTACTGGCGTTTCTGTTCGGTAAGATCCTTAGCATCTACAAATACTTTGCAAAACTTTTTGTATTCTTCTGGGTCAACATCTTTGAGAGATGCCTTGATAATCGAAACCATTTTTGTTTGTGTTTTAAGTTTCCTAGAAGAAGCGTCAGCGGGCACCAAACTCTCACCATTGTTTCTGTCGATAAACCAATTACTAAGTTTCTTGTAATTGTCATCGTTGATCAATGGTGCAAAGTTACTATCAGTCAATCCTTTGAAACGGAGAAACGGTTTCATTCCATCATACTGCGAAGATGATTTAGTAGAACCGTATAGAGACGTTGTTTCAAACATACAAAATGGGCCACCATACTTTGCATCAAGGGCATCTTTTGTTAAGTGCGAACAACAGATCGCAGACAGAAGTTTACCACCAAGATAATTAAACCCAAAGGGTTGTGTGGGTACGATAATGAATCCCATGATGGAAGAGTCATTGAATCGTTTCATCACATCCTTGTTCATTGTATCTAGAGGTTTACCCAAGAATTCATTACGCGGCTTTGAATTAATAGTTGGCGAACCCAAACGAATGAACCCAACAATCTTGTTAGTATTCTTTTCGTACACAACCCACTTTAGTGATTTACCAGGCACAGAAGTTTCTACCGCATGAGAAGTTGTAATCTCAAGGTAGTTGTTAAAGACTTCAGTAGGAACTTCGCGAACCTCAAACTCCATATCGTTTGGGTGCATAGTAAAGTCACAGAAGAAGTCATCCTCTGGGCCCATGCCAGGCAGTGCAGAAGGAATGTTTCCCATGCGTTCAAGTTTTACTCTTCGTAAGTATTCATCGATTCTACCGAAAGAAGAAAAGTAATCCACGAAAACATTTGCTGCATACAGTGCATCTTTGTGACTCAATATCATGACCAGAAATCCTCTAGACTACCCTGCGTCCCGTAACTCCTGTCAATGCTCCACTTGATACTATCAAGGATAATACTCAGTGGTTCAATGAAAGACTTTTCGAATTGCAGATCATAGTCAACGTTAAAGTTCAATTCTACAGGAAGATCGGTGATAAAGGCAATAGATGATGACTGAAAAACATTCGGAGTAGTCAAATACATAAATTTGATTTTGTCACCTTCCTGTATGTATGGATACCTACCACCAAGACCCTCTTTCTTCACTAGGTGATTGTAGAGAATCGCACCCTTCACGTGAATAGGCGTACCCTTCTTGTAAAGACTTGCTGGGTCACTCCACTTACCGACACCGTTACAAGAACGAGGATAGGCAATCTCGTCAGGAGAAAGGTTCATAAACTCTTTACGAAACTGTTGAATAAAGTCGTTCAGTTCTTTGACATCACCGTTCATGATGATCGCAAGGGCTTCCTTAATCTTGTCACGACAAGCTGTGGGGGTTGAGGACTTGACAGCTTCGATGCCGGTAATCTTCAGTTTAGGTTTATCATACCGAACACCCTCAACATCCCATGCATTGAGAATGTATCGTTTCTTCGCAGTCCAGATACCCTTGTCGGCGATAGTCTCACGTTTCATGAACATCTTCTGATCATATGCATTGAGATAGTCTGCAAGTTCTTTGTAGGACTTTTCGATGAAAGGTTCTATCTTGTCAGTTGCAACGGAGTTTAGGAAGTCAACAATCTTGGTACTGTCAGTCTCTTCGGGGAACAATTTACCTACCAACTTTTCGAAGGTGATGTACACCGAGTCAGTGTCACCGTACACAACGTAATCTTCGTTTTCTGTCTTGAGAATGTTGTTGAGATATTCGTTGAGTTTCTTTTCGATCCACTTGATGGACAGCTGACCGGATGTGGTAATTGCTTCTGCCATTGTGTTGTTGTAGTATCGGAACCACTGATTACCAATCGCACCATAAGCAGAGTTGATTGAGATCTTCTTCGCCATCTGAATGGTAGAGTACCGAGAGATTTCCTTCAGGAGTTTAGGGTCTTTGGTCTTTTCGTATTCCTTCTGGGCATCGATCATCTTGCGTTTGTAAACGACACGATCATTGTAGATACTCTCCAGAATCTCTGGAAGGAACCCCTTCTCGGTTGTCTTGAAGAGGGCACCGTTAGGCGTTAGCGTCACACCCCTCAAAATGGACGTATCAACGCTTTTATCGAGAAGTTTGTCCACGGACATGTTGGGGACAGTTTTGTCCGCCAGCATCATTTCTGGGGATATATTGTACTGCATAATAAGGTGTGGGTATAGACTGTTCAAGTCGAATGATAATACCCACTTGTGTTCCCCGATCTGAGGATCTTTGACGTAAGCACCCTCGTACTTTTCGGACTTTTCTTGAGGGGTCTTTTGTGGGATGACATACTTGCGATCCATCAGGTAGTTGTGAATAAGAACATCCCAATACTTCACCGTACCCAAGACATCTGTGTAGTTTACCTTGGCGTCATAGGCCATGGTCAGACACAGTTCAATCAGTTGCAGTTTGTCTTCTAGTTTATCAACCAGTTCCACGTCAGTGATGTTATAGTCAATGAAAGACTGATAGTCTTTTTCGTACCACTCACTAAACAGATCGTATGGGTTTGCATCTTTTTTCTCACCGAGAACAACCCACGCAATGTGGTCGAGGGTATATCGTTCTTGGTTACCCAACGTGTTGTAAGTAAACTTACGGAACAGGTCGAGGTAATCGAGTGCAGCAACACCAGCAATGTCAAACGTCATTTGGTGTCTACCGTTCTTGAAAACTTTGCGTTCCTGCACAGAGTTCCAAGGAGACAGTTTCTTCAGGACATCCTCACCCAAGAGTTTCTTGATACGATTACAGACATAGGGAATATCGAAGAACTCGGTGTTCCAACCAGTGAGAATGTCTGGAGGATTGAGACTCCAGAATTTTACAAACTCACCCAGAAGTTCTTCTTCGGTTTGACAAAGAATATACGTAACATCATCGCGAGTTGTTTTATAGGGCCGCATACCCCAAACAAGAATTTGTTTTGATTGATGGTTCTTAACCGTGATGGACAGCATCGGTTCTTCTGCAACATCTGCATTTGGAAAACCGTTTGCACACTCAACCTCGATATCTATCGTGCAGACATAGATATCGTCCATGTCAAAATCTTTGCCGTAGGTTTCGTTCAGGAAGCTGTATTTGTAGTCGGTGTTGCCGTAGATGAGGTGTGGTTGATCTTTGTATCCTTCAACCCATTCTTTCGCGTCAGGTATGGAGTCAAACGTAACGGGCGCAACGTTTACACCAGTGAGAGTCTTGTACCCCGTTTGTTTGTTTACAGGGCAGTACAATGTTGGGGAATACTTTACTCGTCTACTTCTTCGTTCACCGTTCACAACCTCACGCAGCAGAAGATTACTCCCCCACTGAATTACGTTTGTATAAAAATTCATCGCAAATAACCTAGTTTTTGGAAATCATCAGAATAGATTTGGTATATTCTGTTTTTTTGTTCAGATGGTAATATAGTATCATAAACAAGGTCGGGTTGTAAAG